CTCTGTAGTTACTCGCTGTATTTAATGAAAGCATCCGTGAAGCCTGCCGCCTTGACCTTCTTGAGAAGGGCATCGGCATTCGTCTTGACAGAAAACGCTCCAAGTTGGACGCGGTAGTATTTCTTCGCCACGGTCGACTCGACGGCAGCAAGACCGGTTCTTACATCAGCACGGAAGGTATCCATCGATTTTCCATGCTTCGGAAACCAGTGCATGACATCGCCGTGGTTACTGGCAATTCCAAGTTTATTACCCTCCGAATGGCAGATGATTTCCTTTTCGGTAAGTCCGTATTGCTTGCAGAGATAGACGCAAAGTTCCACGGCTTCCTTGTAAACGGCATTAAAATACGAGGCATCGGTCAGACCGTCCTCGCAGATTTCAAAGCCGATATGTGTATCGTTTGCTGCACCTCCGGCATGCCAGCCTCTGTGATTCCACGGTAGCGTCTGATAGGTGGCGATGCCTCCGTCAGCCAGCATACCGATGAATCCGTGGACGCAGACCTGACGGCCGTCTGGCTGGTCCTGATTCCAGTGATTGTTATACTGGTTTTTACCCAGAAGACCGTCGTCCGGCCCTACATAGCGTTTCAGATATGGGTTGTTCGCCCCGGTGGAATGCACCATAATACCTTTTGGTACGATGGTTTTTCCTGCTTTGTAGCAGGCGTTGTTTGTCAGAATGAGTTTATGCAGATTCATTTTTATTGTCCTCCTTGTTAAGCTGTTTCAACACTGACCTGAGCTTATCTGGGATAGGCAGGCCAATTTTAGCGGCATTCTCAATAATGCTGATTCCTTCATTAGATAAATAGAAGAAGATGACAGCCGTCCTTATTCCGCTTCCGGTTTGAATAAGCTTTGAATCAATGATGTGGCCAATTGCAACTAGTGAAAATAGCAGAACCTTTTTGAAGATTCCTCTGAAGCCCACCTCGCTTGATAGCCGTTTCTCCAGGATGGCCACCATGACTCCTGTTAGGTAGTCGATAACGACAAATGCCACCAAAGCATACAAGAACCCATCCCAGCCGCCTAAGAAATACCCGATATAGGCACCTGCAGCGGCAATTACAATCTGAATCGTGTTAACAATGTCTTTCATTCTTTAATCCTCCTCGATTTAAAATAAAAAGGAGCCAGAAGGCTCCCTAAGCAACTTGTATTTTTGTCAGCTATCCAAATATAGATAGTGAGACTACAGGACAGTCGATGTACCCTCCGTCGAGGTCCTCGCATGTCAGTCCGATGAATAAATTGGTAATTTCAGCAGGATCTGAGGCTGCCACAGCTGTATTTGCCGACGTTGCAGTTGGTTCACAGGCATTTGCGCAGAACGCATAATTCGCATCGATCAGCTCATTGGCAAAGTTGACAGCATAATAACCGGTTCCAATATCCGAAACGGTATGAATGCCAGCCCCCCTTCTGATGGCGCATCTTCTTAGCGTAATGTTTCCACTCGTTGTCAAAGAGGTTCCTGCCGTGTATTTAAAGGTGTCAGCTGTTACCTCAGTAATTTTATATGCGCCATCCACTCCTGTGCCGGAAGTTATATCAGAGTAGATCATGTGCCCAATTTTGTGGCCGTGTCCTGTCAGGGTTACCGTTACGGTTGTTCCGCTTTGTGCATAGGTTCCGGTGGCATTAGCATTTGTAATCCCATTGAACGTCACCCATGCCAAGCAACCACCAAGTGCACTTCCACCGCCGCCAGGCACAAATTCAAGACCGCTACCATCCGCTTTGACAGCCACTACTCTAGTTCCTTGCCCTAAATAGCTGTCAGGCGTATCCGTTAATTCTAAGAAATCATGAACATGGTCGGTCTCTGAGTAAACATTGGTGTGTAAGTGGTTCGTGTTTGCCTTTGTTGCAAGGATGGTATTTATCTCGGATTCGGAGTACGTGCCACTGCTTGATGGAGGCACTGCAAGCACATCAGAGCCGCTGAACTGCGACATGCGCTCAACCTTTTGGTTCAGCTTAATCTCATGCTCCAGCATCATATTGTGTAGCTCCAACGTATATTCCAGGGCACTGTTTTCATCGTTCTCACTTACTGTGATCCCACGAACTCTCACCTTGCCATCAAATCCGGCATCGTCTGTTCCTTCGGGTGCAATCTTCCAGCCAATCCAATCACCGATCAAGTAGGACTCGAAAGGTTTCAGCCTGTTTCCCTCGTCATCGTAGAACTTCGTTACAGTTCCTTGTATCCCCCAGGTCGGGAAAGCGGCTCGGCTCAGGTATGCTTGTCCATACTCGCTCAGCCCGGACTGAATGTTGCTTGCAGACAGGTACCCTTCTCTTCGTCCATACGCAGTTTGACTAACAGAGTTCGTCGCGATCGCCAGCAACTTGTCGCCGCCCTCAACCAACACTTCATTGACCAAGTGCGTTGCATCACTCTGATTCTGATGGCTAAGAATGGCCTGACCCGGCCTGTATACTACCTTGTCGTAAAGGTCCATGCCCCTTGATTTATAAATCTTGAGCACAAGGTTTGGTGTCATTTCTATATCGAAGTATCCAAGACCATCGGTAAATTTGGACACGACCTCGCTGAGCGGTGTGCCGACGTGGAAAGTTAAATTCACGTCCTCTGTAAACAGGTTGCCCAGGCTATCCATGTCATCTTGCCAGTCAATCGTTACCCCAGCAAGGCCACCACGGTTCTGTGCTTCGAGGAGCAGGGTCCTTAATACCTTGCTTGCCGATCCTGTGAACGGCCTGTCCAATGCAGGCGTGCCCATATTTTCCGGGTACACAACAGCCCTGCTAAGTACATTCAGAACACCTCGGCCACTTACTTCAATGATCTGTTTCTCGCCGCTGTCAACATAATTCGGTTTCCTTGATTCTATGATCCACTTGAATAATGGATTGCCGTCAAGCTTAACAAGAATCAAGTTGTCATCCGCAATGTACGTCCTGTCGCCACCGGTGTCATCATATCGGCTGATACTAAAGCTTCCACTGCCGGGTTTGTTTTGGAGCATCTGGAAGGACTTGTTGAACGCGCCGTCCAGCTGTCTTACTATAATGTTCGGGTTGGTCCTGTCGCAAACAAACAGCTCAATGCCGATGTCATCTGCCGGAAGCCCTTCATAGATCTCGAAGCCTATAAGGTTGCTATTCTGTACTACAGGAGCAGTAAGTTGAACCTTTATGCTTCCGGTCTCAGCATCCATCGGGAGCTGAAACACAATCTTTTCCCAAGTCCACTCCAGTACGCTGCAAAGCTTGGTGCCAATATAGACAAATCCACCATAGCTTCTCAAGTACCTGTTCACATTACTGAGATCTACTGACGTATGCGTGTAACCAAAGCCGTTTCCATACAAGGTCAATATCGATCCGGGCTCACCTCTGGTAACGGAAATCGACTGAATCCAGGGGAAGGGTGGATCATCCGTAACATTGAGCGGATTGTACAAGGCTCTCGTTGCTCTCAGCTTTCCAAACGCACGATTGAACACATTGTACAGAGCTCGCTTGTCTCTCGGTTTTCCAAAAGCCCTGTTCTCTTTCAAGTCCAGAGTTCTCGCCGCCATTGGTTTCCCAAAGGCAATGTTCTCAAGCAGCGACATGTACCTGGGCAATGGAAATGGTCCACCAGTCAAGTTGAACGTGTTAATCTGGCTCCATCCGGTATCAATGCCCAGCGTTGCATTGACCGCCCTTGCTCTCCAGCAAAGGAACCCGTCATACACGTCCTGCGGGTAAAACGTTGTCGGTTCACCACATGGCAAAGCTGAAACCGTGGTTGTTCTATGCTGTAAACCTGTAAACTGAGCGGTTCGGTCTATTTCTATTGTCATGTTCGCAACTGCATCAAGGACGAGCTGCATTTCCATTTTCATCAGAGAGGGTGTTTTCGTAATATCTGACGTGTTCAAAGTTTGCTTGAACCAGATATATTTGCCATTCACATCATCATTCTGAGCAATAACCGGACATTGAGCACCGTTCGTTGATTGTGTATACGAACCTGGAGAATTCAAGTCACTGGTCAAAGCACAGCTAATCGCAATGCTCGTTCCGGTGGGCATATCCCCGAGCTCCCACGTAATTATCTCGTCACCATAGGCCCTGCCGCTGAGTGCAAAAGGGCCAATGACTCTGTTTCCTGTTGTGTAGAAATCAAAATCGTAACCGATGCCCTCGAGCAGTTCCATTTCCGAAAACGATACGTCCGTTCCGCTCTGGTTCGAGGTGACATTCAGCCGATAGTAACTGTACAAGGCGACATTGGCATAGGCCACGGTGAACGTCTTCAGTTCATTCATTGCCCACGAAATCTGGCCAGTCTGTGTATCCAGAACCGTCCAGTTTGCACCATCATTACTGCCCTCAAACGTCCAGTCTTTCGGGCTGTCAATCAAGTACGTATCATTTCTTGCCCTGATTGTATATCCGGAAATTTTCTTTGCTGAAGGAAGGGCAACGGTCAAAATGCCGGACGTGGAGCCAATAGCCCATCTGCTGTTCGGGGAGTTGTCAAAAGCTCTCCAACCTTCATAGCCGGAGCCAAGATTCCCACTGTCACTAACCGTTACGCCTTCTGTCGTAGCCGCTGTCATGAGCGGAACGACATCGGAGCCATTTGTGTAGCCTTTCGGCGTAGTGCTTGGATCTTCATCCAACTGCAAACCGATGAAGGTCGGTACATGATCTATCTCAACTTCTCTTGTCACAACATGGGTAAACACACCCTCTTCATCGAAGTCGGCTTTCACCAACTCTTCATAGGTTCGTACCCATTTTGCGGTCAAGGACAAGCTGCTTGTTATCGCTTGATCTTGAGGTGCGATCAACCTTATTCTATCTGGCATTATCTCACCTCCATGCTATGACCAGCTTCCTATCAGTACCTCAATTCTCGGTGACCTCGGTCCGAGCATCTGCGTTGGCGGCGGGATCGTGTTTTTAACAATGATGCTTGCGCTTGCTGCTCCTTGAGGGAGGGAAGTAATCGTAGCCCCTGTCACCCACGTAACACCCTCGTCCATACTGAACAGAAAATCCTGGTCTATCAAGGACAGCGTTATATTATTCGCTGTCTTTGTCGTACTGCTGTTGTAAAGTTTAATCCTGTGCGTTGTCGTGGTTCCTTCCGGCCTGTCACCGAAATCAAGGTCTCGGATAAATTCAGGATCTCCGCTCGCATCGTCATCCAAGAACAGGACGTCATTCACTACCTCACCAGCTGCTTTCATGCCATAGACATGCAATGCATAGATGACCGCGCCCATGTAGGAGCCGGTTGTAGCATATTCAACCCGCAGGCATCTTATGGATTCAGAGAACGTACAAGGCTGTATCTGGTCTCGCCAATCATCGTCGCCCATCAGTCTTGTTGGAATGCTGCCATTTGGCAAGTTAGCCGCTATCCAGGTACCATCTAAGCCATTCGTTGTATTGGCACTGCCATGAACAGTGACGGATTGCAAACTGCTTGCGGGCGGCATCTGACCAACATAAGACTGAGCATGCAGCATCCCTAAGCCGGAAACATTATATTTGTGCGGCAAAAAAATCCACAGTACAAGCTTAATTCCATAATTGCTATTATAGGTTTGATTCACCGCGTATGTGCTGTTGCTTAAACCGTTTAACTTAGACATCTCATCCGTACTCAATGCTGACGCCATATCAACGATGGACGTTCCTCTATATACAGAGCCTCCTCCAACGTCATAACTAAATTTCCTTCCGGGGACAGTCGGGTAAGCCATCTAATCCACCTCCTATGACCAACTACCAATCGACACTTCAAATCTTGGCGCTCTTGGACCAAGCATCTGTGTCGGAGGCGGTATCGTATTTTTGACAATAATGCTTGCACTGGTTCCCTGCGGAGCCAAAGACGTAATCGTTGCTCCGGTAATCCACGTTATCCCTTCATCCATACTGAACAGTAGATCCGTATCAATCAGCGAAAGGGATAAGTTGTGGGCAATCTTTGTCGTGCTGCTGTTGAATAGCTTAATCCGCTTCATGATTGTGGTGCCTTCCTGCCGGTCTCCCCAGTCCATGTCTCGGATATATTCCGGGTCATTTGTCACGTCATCTTCTAAGAACAATATGTCATCCGGAATCTCACCCTCTGCTTTCACACCATAGATATGCAGAGCGTATACATAAATACGTTGCCACGAACCAGAGTCAGCCTGTGCATAATACCTAACTCTCAGAACTTTTATCGGCTCAGAGAACGTGCAAGGCTGAATACTATCCCTCCATACGTCATCGTCTGCCATCATTGCTGGTATCGCTCCGTTTGGTAGCGTGGCACTTATCCATGTACCATCAAGACCATTCGTGCTATCCGGACTACCAGCAACACTAATACTGCCGTTACCCTTACCACCATAAACTTGGTGTATAAACCCAAGACCAGCAACCACATACTTCTGGGGCAGGAAAATCCATATCGTCTTTAGTGCCGCATCATTACCAACCTCGATATTCAATACTCGAGACGTATTTCCTGTACCATTCAATTTATTCATTTGGTCAGATGTCATAGCATTCGTTATGTCATTCGTATCGTTACCCCAGTATGCAGAACCACCGCCTATATCATATTCAAATTTCCGTCCGGGTAAGGTTGGATATGGCATTTACTTCACCTCCTAATAAAAGGCAGGATAGTACTCAAATGTAATCCTGCCGCCAATCGTGTCTGTTTCAAGCTCCATGCTGTTGTTTCCCGCTTCGAGGATCATCCAGTAGGCGTCGCCGCCATGCTTGATAATCGAGATCATATTCGTATTGCCTTTCAGGCATGTGTAATATTTTGTGTTTAGAACCACTGATTCCCCGCTTGCTATTGTTCCAAGGAACTGAATCCAAACCCCATTGTTCTGATTTCTAATAATCGGATTACTTAGCGGTCCTTCCAAGGTAATAACCATTGCTGTTACTGGCGCAGAGCCTTCATTGGCATGCGTCCATGCAAAGGGAGAGGAAGTAACCATCTTGGTCGTGGCGCTTTTTACGGTTCCATAAAAGAATGGATCTGCTAATTCTAATTCCAAGGCAAATTTGGCATATCCGGGATTCTTCCTGACGAAATTTATCTCCGAACATAGCTCAGCTTGTGCCTGCCTGGTTTCTCCATTCCTCATCGTACGAATAAGCGGATGAAGCCCCGGATTACCAATGGCTTTCAGGAAAGCATCAATATTAGCATCTAGGTCGGCCCTGCTCGTTCCTTTTATCCACATGGAGAGGACAACTTTTCTACTGTCAAATCTTTTCTTAATCCACCTTTTACCATGCTGAAATGGCACTTGTAGGTCAGATCCTCTGTATTTAGGAATTCCAACACCCTCAATAACCTCTTCAACAGCCCGTTTTCCTCTTGCGGTAAGAGCAAATCCGTTAAACGTCCAATTCTCAGTCAATTGTATGCACCTCCTACACCAAACCGTAGGAGTGCTTCAACAAGGTAGTTCTTACACTGTCTGAAGCCTGCTCCGGCTTTGGATTATTGATTACTATTTCATAATTGTTGACTGCGTTTCCGGTCTGCTTTTCAGCTCCCGCTCCATTTGAGATCGGTGTAGACCTGCTGACCGCATCAACATCTATATTCAGTCCGTCAAACTCTGTTGGGATCGCTTTTTTCATGTCTTCTTCAACTAATTTCATCGCATCGGCAAAGCCTACTCCGATTCCCATGCCCATATTCGATCCGATGCCGGCGAATACGGTAGAAGGAGAGTGTATGCCCAGCAGATTTTTGGCACCGTCTACAATGCCGGAAAAGAACCCGCTGATATTATCGCTAATCCAGCTTCCCATAGATTTGATGCCGTCCCAAAGGCCCGAAACGATGTTCTTTCCAATTTCAAAAACCGAACCGACCGCTTTCCCCAGACCCGTCACGATCGCCGCTATAATCTCCGGTAGCCGGACAACCAGTTGTGGGATCGCCTGGATCAAACCGAATGCGAGCTGAACGGTGAGTTCAATACCCATCGCTATAATGGCAGGCAGGTTGTTGGTGATAAAATTGACGATTGTCATTATAATCTGTGGCAGCGCTTCCATAAGCTGTGGAAGCGCATTCAAAAGTCCTTCTGCTAACCCCGCAATGATGGCGAAGGCCGCTTCGAGGATTTTATCCATGTTATCCAGCAGCACCTGAACAATCAAAAGGATGGCCTGCACGATGGAAGGGATGAGTTCAGGCAGAGCCTCTGCGATGCCCAACGCCAGAGTCACAATCATTTGTATGGCAGCTTCAATGATGGCGGGCAAATTGTCGATGATGCCCTGCACCAAAGTCAGCACAAGTTGCAACGCACCTTCTGTAAGGGCGGGCAGAGCAACAATCAAGCCTTCCAAAAGAGTCATGACAATAGAAGAAGCACACTCAACGATCGTTGGCAGGTTTTCGACAAGGGCACTCCCAATAGCCATGACAATATCCATGCCGACTTGAATGATCTTTGGCAGGTTCTCCATGATCATATCCACAAGGCCACCGACCGTATTTCCGATGACCTCGCTGATTTTGTTGAAGTCATCCCCAGCATCTATGAGGCCGGTTGTGAACTCACCAAGAAGGGTCGTGCCGTCATCAGCCAGGGTCTGCAATTGCGGCAGAAGCACTGTTCCCATCACGCGTTTTGCCGCTTCCGAGCCTTGTTTAAGTCTCTGGACGGAATCGTCGAACTGTCCGAGCTTCTGAATGCTTTCTTCACTGAGGACTGCACCCATCCGTTTGGCTTCTTCGGTTAATGCCGCCATGCCCTCGCTGCCTTGGGCGATAAGAGGATTTAAGTCCTGTGCACTTTTGCCGAGAATCTGCATGGCAAGGGCATCACGTTCGGTTTCGTTTGTGACTTTACCGAGAGCATCGATGACCTCCCAGTAGACCTGTTCTCCATCACGCAGTTCACCGTGGGCATCCGTCACGCTTATGCCCAGCTTGGCATAGGCCTTGGCTGCCGCACCTGTTCCCTCACGAGCGGAAGACATAGATTTGATTTGTTTGGACATTGACGAAGTCAGGGTATCCAAGGACACATCCACAAGGTCAGCCGCATAACTATATGCCTGCAGGCTTTCCACGCTCATCCCGGTAACCGTGGACTGCGTCAGCATTTCATCCGCATAAGCAGCCGCTTCAACGGTCATATCAACGAGCGCTTTTCCTGCACTGATTGCGGCGGTACCGATGGCTGCAAACGCAACGCCCATCGCAACTCCAATTCCCTTGACTACGGAGCCGAGCTTTTCAAACTTGCCTCCAGCTGAATCCGCATCCTTCCCGGTCTTTTCAAGTTCATCTCCAAACTGATCCGCTTGCTTTTCAGCCGCATTAAATTCATCTGCGACGCTATCCAGGGCTTTCTCGTTGCCCTTAAGCTCACGCTCCATACCGTTTAGTTCTGCTTGGGCGTTATTGAGTTGAACTGCCCAGGCTTGTGTCCGGCGGTCATTTTCCCCAAAGGATGAGGAGGCGTTTTCCAGAGCCTTGCGCAGGGTTTCGATTTTATCTTTCTGGGCATCGATTTGTTTGTTCAGAACCTCGTTTTTGGAGGTGAGGGACTGGATGCTGTTTTCATTTTTTCCGAACTCAGACTCGACCAATTTCATCTCCGAGCCGAGTACCTTAAACGACTGATTGATATCAGCGAGGGCTTTTTTAAACTCCTTTTCGCCCTCAACACCGATTTTTAGACCGAAGTTATCCGCCACGTTCCCACCACCTCCTTAGATTCCATTTGGTATGATTTCGTCGATGTAATACTCGCGTTTTGCCTTCGCAAGTCCGTTAAATTGTTTGTAAACCTCCCACTGGTCCAGCAAATGACCGATCGGCATCAGCCAGGTCTCCTGCTCAGACCGATGGAGAAGGGATACACCATAAAAAATCAGCCGGGCAAACAACTCTTCGTCGCTTACCCGACCTGTGCGTTTTTTGAGGTTTCTTCCTCGCTCTCCACGTTTCGCTTTGTGCCTTTGTACATAGCATCCATAATGGCGTTTTTGTAATCCGCCAGTTCAAAAGGAGAGGTCAAGAGTTCTACCGTATCCTCCGTAAGGAGATCTCTCTTCTTCGAGGGATTCTGAAGATTGTGGATCAGCACCGACTGATTGGCGAGCAAGGTGATGAGCCACACAACCTCGTCTAGAGCCATCTCAAAGTTTTCACTCTTCATTAGTTTTTCGCCTAAATTGGAAAGACCGCCATATCTCTTGGCGATCTCCTTTGTGGCCTTGGTGGTCAGGAGCATTTCATATTCCTTACCACCGATTTCAATGATTGTGCTTCTTTCGTTATCCATCTTTACGCCCTCCATTAGGGTGTTACCGTGAATACGGGCTCATAGACCTGCGTATACCAACCGGTGATCACAGAAGCCGGAACGATAGCATCATCCTCGTTGACTTCGGATTTCCACGGGTGCTTGCCGTTGCCATCGAGCTTATTTCTTCGTATTACTGTGCCCTCAATGGTTGGGGTGGAGAACGTGATGCTGTCGCCCTTCGTGGCGAGGTTAGTTGCCGGGATGCCGAAGACCACACGGTAAAGCCAGAAATATCGGTATTTCCCGTTTGCTTTCTTCGCCCTAAAGCCAACCGCGACGGGTGCGCCTCCGTCCTCACTGCCGGATATCAAGGCGTGGTTATCGTCAAGCTTCGCTCCGGTCAGATCTTCAGCAGCAGTCACGCCGATATCGTCAATCCCGAGGGACAAGGTTCCGCTCTTGAACTCTTTCACGATCTCCGCAGGACCATCGTCGGCATACAGCGTAGCTTCAGCAAGTTCTACGGACAGGTCCGCTTTCATGGCTTTCGCAAGCTGCAAGGGAGTTCCATAGGTTTCATTCCCACTGGAATCTTCCGTGATTTTGGCATAGTAGAGTTTATCTAATCCGATTGTTGCCATTGGTTATTCCTCCAATTCGTAATATTTCGCCACATCGATGGCGTAATGGTGATAGCCTGTATCATCCTCATGTCCGAGGTACCTGCGGTCCGTTATTGTAAAATCCGCATTGATCAGATTGCGGACTATTTGGTTTTTCAGCGCTGTGTAATTTCCCTTGTCAAAGAGTGATAGCCGCGCCTCTTGTATTTCGTGCCGTGGTTTATCGTCGGTATAAAGTTCAAACGTATCCACCATCGGCGTGATCACAGCATAACGATCTGGTGCAGTCTCTGAAAACACACCCGTTTCCACAGGAATCAGAGGAGAGATGAGCGCAGTCAATTCGCTTAAGAAGCTCATATTTTTTCTACCTCCTTTTCAAACGCCGTGACCATCGCGTCAACACAAGCCTTTTTACTCGCTGATTTTGCGGGCTTCAGAAAAGACTTTGGCGGTTGGCCATGCTTCCCATACTCCAAAACGCCCGCAATCATAGCATTGCTTTTCCCATCCTGGCGCGGTTCGGAAAAGCCGACTTTAACATTGAAATTCCCGTCTTTATCCTGTTTAGCAGAAGAAATACCAAGCGCGGAAACAAGCTCACCGGTGGAGCGGCTTTCTTCCTTTGTACCTTTGCCGATGACACTTTGCAGGTTGCTTTTCACCTTTTCTTCCACAACCTCACCGCCAGCTTTCAGCACACTGGGGATAATTTCATCAGTTTTATCGCCAAGCCTGGACAACTTTAATAGAAATTCATCTGGCATTTTAAACGCTGCCTTAGCCACTGGAGATCACCTCCTTGGCAAGGACCTCAATGTACATCCCGCGCCCTTTGACATCCTCCACCGAGGTGATTTGAAAACGGTCTTCTTTGTTCACCACAACCATCGAAGTTGTAATGGTCACACCGGGTATGCGGCGAAAACAGAAAAGGTCGGTGGCTTCAGAGAAGCTGGCTCTGTTTGCCCATTTCTCGTTGCCGTGCCGACCCTCGCGATACGCTTTGACAGAGGCGATGATGTTGTCGACTTCCGTCCGAAACCCCTCTGAATCTTTGGTGGTCACTTTTTCCACGATGTCGATGAAGGTGTTCATCTTTCCACAGCTCATAATCACACCTTCCAATCCCGGTCCAGCCTTAGTAAAAGGTTGACCGTATTCCACACTTGCTGCCCAGCCTGGACATTGTCCGCAAAAAAGCCGCCCGTGCTGCCGTCCCTTGATTCATAAAAATGGGACGACAGCATGATAACGGCTTGCTCTGTAGTGGGTGGCATTGCATTTTCGGCATAGTTGTTTTCGGGTAGATGCTGATAGCTCTCGGCATACCTGACTGCAGCGGTGATGTACATCTGCAAAAGCTCATCATCTGCCGAGTGCTCAAGAATGAGGTTTGCCTTAACTTTTTCAAGCAGTGTCATACCGTCACCATCCTTTCATTGTTTTTAACTATCAGCTGCCATCAGGCCAGCAGCTTTTAGCTTTGCCAGCAGCGCATTGAAATCAACAACAAGTCCAGCAATGGTTGTAGCGGTCGAGTCTGACTGATTTTCAGCCGGTGTAAACTGAGAAGGAAGCCCCGTTACCGAGGCTCCCTCCTTGATTTCAAGCGTGCCGCCTATGACGGTTTTTTCACCGCCTTGTTCAGTGTAGTTCTTTGCGTTATAGCTCATACTGCACCTCCGTTAAGCCTTCTGCTGGAGAACCTTGATAGCCTCCGGCAGAATCAGTTTTCCATCAACACGCTGAGTTGCGACAAAGCCTACCTGACCGGTAGCTGCATAGAGCTCATTGAGTCTCTTGAAAACACGGCCCTGACGGTCGGCAACCCAGTAGTAACCGAAATCACCGAAGATGATGGACTTAGCGGATGCGGCGATGTTAGGGACATAAGCTGAAGTGTAAATAGGTCTGTTCAGGATGGTATCTGGTGTACCTGCCTGCAGTGAAGGCTGCCAAATGTATTGTCCCTGACCGTCCTTCAGTTTGCGGATCGCCTTAACAGTGGCATCGTTCATGACGAACACTGCTTTATTTCTGTACGGCGCCTTAAGGGAGTAGAACAGATCAAGCACCTCGTCGATGGTGATGGCCGTAGCGCTTGCAGTGGTCACGCCAAGCTGTGCACCACCAGTAGCTGAAAGTATACCCGTAGGCTTTCCGGAGCCGTCGCCGGTGAAGAACGCATCTTCTTCCTTGCTACCGATACGTCTGGCGAACTCTTTAGCGATGTAATTTTCAAGGTTGAATACGCTATCGTTAAGCAGTTCCTCAGAAACCTTGATCATGGTTCCAAGCTTATAGGCTCCGATGGATACCTGACCAAAGCTGTCATCGCTTTCAGGGATTGCACCTTCCTCATCAATCCAGGATGCTGTGCCCTTGGATGCTACGACTGGAATTTTGCGGTCACCAGAAGAAGTGGTAATGACATTGGCCAGCTTTCTGAAGATGTTCTCGTCATCGAGGGCTTCCACAAGGGTACGCTCAAATTCATCAGGCACAAGGTAGCCGCCTTCAGTGTCGGTTCCGATCTGAAGCGCATTTCTGATGACAGGATCAAGACCTTCACCAGAACGTGTGCGCATTGCATTCCAGAACGCTTTTCTGTAATCGTCAGAAGCTCTACCGCTCCTAGTCTCTATGCCCGGAATATTAGGTCTACCGGTAAGAGGCATATTTAGTGGCTTTGAAAGCTCGCGGTCTAGGGCTTCCTGCTTTTCGAGACGATCGATTTCATTACCAAGGGCGACCACATCCGCTTCCATCTTGTCGTAAACGGCGGTATCCTCAGCTGAAACGATGCCATCCGCCCCACGTTTGGTATCAAGAAAAGCCTTTGCTGTTTCCCATGCCTTTGCGCGCTTCTCACGCAGTTCAAGAATTTTGTTCATAGTATTTTCCTCCTCAAATTTAGTGTTGAATTAAAGAGAGCCGCTTCTCCAGCGACTCAATTGGTGTACCTGTTTGTTGTTTGGGCAGTTTGGGCTTTACCTTGTCCAGCAGAGAGTTGGTAACAGCCCTACGGCTGAAGGCATAGGTGAAATCCTCAGTCTGTAGTCGTTTCTTTTCGTCGTCCAGAATGCCGTCTGCAAAACCAAGCTCAATGGCTTTCTTAGCATTGAGCCAGGTTTCTGCGTCCATCAGGTGGGACAGCTTTGCCCGCGACTGTCCTGTTTTGATCTCGTAGGCGTTGATGATGCTTTCCTTAACCTCCGAAAGCATGGCGATGGCCTTTTGCATTTCCTCGCTGTCACCGATTGCCACGGTCAACGGATTATGCACCATCATGAGGGCAGTCGGTGCCATCAGCACAGTTGTTCCGGCCATAGCGATTACGGATGCAGCAGATGCGGCAATACCATCGATTTTTACGGTGACCTTGCCTTTGTAATCCATAAGCATGGCGTAGATCTGACTTGCCGCAATGCAGTCACCGCCGGGTGAGTTGAGCCAAATAACAATGTCATCCTCACCGGCAGTAAGTTCTGATTTAAATGCCTTAGGGGTGACATCATCGTCAAACCATGACTCTTCGGCAATCACGCCGTCAAGGTAGAGTGTTCGGACACCGGAATTATCATCCCGTGCCCAGTTCCAGAATTTCTTCATTCGGTTTCCTCCGTTTCTTTTATATTTGCAAACGCGCCAGCGTCCTGTAGTTTGGTCATGGCGCCGTTGATCAGGTAGAGGTCGCCACCAAGTTCCGCTGGGATGCGGTCCAGGTTCTCAAGCTCCCGGATGTCGTTGGCGCTCATCCAACCATTCTGGCGAGCGGTGGCGTAACCGCTCATTCGGCTCACATAGTCGCCTCGAAGCAACCCGTCCACATTGAACTTAATGAACAGCTTCGGCTTTTCGCTCTCCATGAGTAGGGCGCGGCACATGGACTGTTCCCAGCGCACTACCCAAGGATCGAGGGTGTATTTCACGAACTCTAACGATTGCTGTTCGATGTTGGAGAAGGAGGATTTTTCAAGGTCGGCGAGCATATGAGGTGGCACCCTGAAAATACGGGCAATCTCATTGATCTGGAATTTTCTCGTCTCCAGAAACTGCGCTTGTTCCGGCGAGATCCCGATGGGTTGATACTTCATGCCCTCCTCAAGAACGGCCACCCGGTGTGAGTTTCCACTTCCTTGATAGGCTGCATTCCAAGACTCCTTAATCTTCAGTGGGTCCTTGATGGTGCCGGGGTGTTCTAGCACGCCGCCCGGAGCAGCTCCATTAGCGAAGAATTTCGCACCATATTCCTCGGTGGCAATGGCCAGTCCCACGGCATTTTTCGCCATCGCAATGGGAGAGTAGCCAACCAGTCCATCAAAGCCCATACCAGGAATATGCAGAATATCGGAAGGAGCCAAGTAGACTTGACTGTCTTTGCCGAGGGAGGGAGTGTCCTCGTTACTGCGCTGGTACAAATAGAAAAGCCGACCGTTTGAATCTCGGTCGACTGTCATTTTGTTCGGCATCAGCGGATAAAGTGCAATGACCTCGCCACGGGCGTTTCTAATGATCTGCGCGTAGGCGTTACCCCATAATAAAAGATGACTCATCAGCGTTTCTCTAAACGCAAAGGAAGTCATCTCAGGGTTCGGCTCGTCATGAAGCAGTTTGTACAGTGG